CGGCAGCTAGCTGACCTGGAGTCCACTGACCCCAGACTGAAAGAGCGCTACTCATACTAGTAGCAAACTCATTCCAAGGTTGAGCAACTCTTTGCTCTTCCAAGTCTTGAACCAGTTGCCTCATTCCAGGCTGGTTTAGGAAAGCAAGCTTTCTTCGGCCGACTGCGGCCGTACGCTTGCGCTGAATAGCGATTTGACGCCATTCTTCTGAGGTTCTCTTTCGACCCCAGATACTGCCATATTCATGCAGGTTGACTTCCTGTTGGAAGGTCATTGGGATTTGGTCATTTCTTCTTTTCATAATATCTTCCTTGTTTATTCCTTATAATACTAATATACTATAAAAAACAAGGAATGTAAACGTTTTTTTTCAAATAAAATGAACTTTTTTAAATGTGTTACATTTATATCACAGTCTGTTTGACAAGTGTTTTAACTAATGACTTCATAACTTTATCATTATCAACTGCTTTTATCTTTGGCTTTCTTTGTGAGTTATTTTGGTTTCTACCTTTTTTCTTATTCTTTGGATCAAATCTGTTAAACTTTGCCATGATCTCCTTACCTTACAATTTGAACAAAAATTATTGTGATCTAGCTCCGCGCCGCATTCTGGACAATATGACACAGTAAAGATCAATCTAGTAACTTCGCAAAAGTTGCTGGTCCTGCAATACCATCTGGTGTAAGACCATTATCTTCTTGCCAAGCTTTCAGCGCTCTTTCAGTACCAGGACCAAAATCGCCGTCAGCAGTTATTCCTAATGCTTCCTGCATTATCTTAACTCCATCACCTTTTGCTCCTTTTCTTAGAACACCTATATCATCTAATATTTCTTGAATGTCATCATCTTCTGTATCAAGCATTTCAGCGGACATTCCTAATACTTCCATCGCATGTGTATATCTTTTTTGTCTATCTGCTAATCCAATGGAACCACCATTAATCTTTTTAGTCATACGCTTTACATCATCGGTATCAGCAATTTCATTTAGATTATTTGTATCCCAGAACCAACAAGCGCTTTCAACAGCTCCTTTTTCAGTGGCCACATAATCAGCCGCTTCTTCTGCAGACATTCCTACACTTGCACCAAACTTGGTATAATTATCTCTTCCAGTAAGCTGTTTTAATCCACGACCTCTGAATAACCAGCCATCTCCTTCGTTGACATTACCCATCTTATATTTACGAAACTCGTCCATGTAAACATAGTTAGCAATCGTTTCTGGTTTACGATGATATAGATCAGCATCTCTCTTAGGCGGATTTCCAAAATATCTGCCAAACACTGCTTTTAATGCTTTCGCAGAATAATTTAAATTTTCTTCTAATCTTTTAAAGTTTGCGCTTTCATGCGCGCATTGACTTAAAAAGTGCGCCACTCTTCTTTCTGATGTAATTCCATATTTTGGAAGCATATCACATAATGCTTCATACCATTCATCAACTTTATTGTTACCTGGAATGATTGGTCCTAAATGATCTTTCGTAAATTCAAATTCAAAAGCCATTCTCGACTCCTCCTCTTGTGTTATCTATTTCTTCTGCTAGTTCTGAAAATCCACCAATATGTTTATCATTCCACCATATCTGAGGAACGGTTCTTGCGTTTGGCATTTTTTCAAATAGTTCATTCTTAAAATCTTCGTTTTTTATACTTTTATACTCGTATTCTATTCTATATTGTTTGCAAATGGCAATCGCTTTATCACACCACCCACATGCTGGTCTACCGTAAATGATAACCATTTAAATTCTCCTTAGTATTATATATAATTTACTCTTTATCAAGTAGTTTTGCCTTACCGTATTCGAAATCTATTATCTTTTCTTGTTCTAAGATATCTATAATTGTTACTGTTAGTTCCTGCTCTTTTCTCAAAAAGAATAATTTATCTTGTATTTCTTTTAGTTGTTCTTCATAGAACTTTATCTCACTTTCTTTTCTTAATCTTTGTTCTATAAGATCAGTGAGGAATACTATCTTACTATTTTTTGTCACTTATTAACACCAAATTCCATTCCATCTTTTCTTCAATTGCATATTGACAACCTTGAATATAGTCTCTATCTTCTTCTGATAAAACTGACCAAAACTTAGAAATAGATTCTATATGTTCCTTCACCACTTCTGGACGTTTAAGATGATAATTGTTTTCCATCCAGTTTTGAAGTATATCCATTCTTTCATTTATCTTTTTTTGTACCATCAATTACCTGTAAGACCCATTTTAATTCTTCAGCACATTTCCATAACCACATTCGTGTCATCTTATCATTTGCCTTTTGTCTTTCTTCCATAAGTTGCTTCATCCTCATTTCAACATATTCTCTTGGTTCTTTTTTTCTTCCTCTCCTCAAAAGCCCATCATCTCCTTTGTCATTATATAATCTCTAACAAAGTCTGATCTAACAATGTCAATCCAACCAAAGTTAATAACTCTAAAGAATCTCATTTGTTCTATTAAAGATATGAACTTAATTATTCCATCTTTTTCATCTTTACGTGTAAAGTCAGTTTGATTATGATCTCCACAAAATATAATCTTACAATCATTTCCTATTCTAGTTATTATAGAATCAAGTTCATGAAAGTTCATGTTTTGCATTTCATCAACAATCAGTATAGTTCTATCAAAAGTTACACCTCTAATAAAAGATGTAGTTTCAAATCCTACTGATTTTGTTGTTGTTAGTTTTCCCCAAGCACCATCATAACCAAATAATTCGCCACAAATAGATTTATATGGAGCTTTGTAAGGTTCTTCTTTTTCTTCTTTAGTTCCTGGAAGATGCCCACCATCTCTTGTTGAAACCATTGATCTGACTATGAGAAGTTTATTGTACTGCTCATACTTAAGCATCTTACTAAATGCTAAATATAATGCGATGAAGGTTTTACCTGTTCCAGCACTTCCAGACAGAACTATATTATGTCCTTCTTCCCATGCATCAAAGGCTTTCTTTTGATTTTCGGTTACAGGTTCAATTTGCTCCAATTCATCAAGAGCTACTTTTAATTGATTACTTTTTTTCAATCCCAACCCATAATAATTTTTGTATCTTCAGGAACCATATCCATACTAAAAGGAGGATTATAAACTAACTCTCTTTTTACAGATCTGACACCAACAACTCCTTTTGGAGCTTCTTCAATATCTTTACAGATTTGATCAGCAAAAGGACACATCATACTTGTAAGAGTATGTTTTATATAAACATCACCATCTTCACTAACATCTAATTCATATATCAGCCCTAGATCTAATACACTTATACTTGGAATTTCAGGATCATGTACACATCTTAAAGCATCAATTACCTTTTGTGTCAATGGCATTATTGTCATTAGTCGTAACCAAGACACGCAACATGATCATACCTTTGACCATCAAATACACAAATAAAATCTAGTCCATCGGAATTAGCGTTTACTTTATGAAAGACGCCATCTTGAATTAATACCACATCACCCTTTTGAACATCGACAGTTTTTTGATCAAGCTGAATAGTACCTGTACCATTTAAAAATAAATACACTTCCTCTTGACCTTGATGTTTGTGGCCAGTAGTACTCATATTAGGATTTAATTTAGTTGAGCTTAATACTAAATTTTTTAATAACTTATTATCTTTGACAGTATATCTTTCATCTTCTTTAACGATGTCACCGCCAACATCTTCAAATGTCACTTTTTCCATTTTACACCTTTATAGTATTATTTTTTCCAGATCCTTGTTTGATTCTATTGAGATGATCTTTCCATCCATCACTAGTTTTTGAATTTGCATGAGAGTTTCCAATGCCTCCCACTATAGCTGGCATCACTAGCATTTGAACTAGATCTGAGTCAGCCGTTAATTTATCTTGCAATTGCGTATATGTACAATTGACAATAAATTTTTCTTTTGTTTTGATGTTACGTAGCGTGTAATTCGGCACCTTGGTATCCTTTCCACCAGTTAGGAGCTTCACGACCCCATTCCCATTTGGCAAATGGTTTAGCTCTATGATAATAGTTACGATAAGCTTGCACAGCATTACCTTCAACTTTACACTCTGGATAATGACTCATTGCTTGTGCAAACTCGGTTCTTTTGATCTTCGGTATATTTATCGGTGGAGCAGCAAGTATTAAGCCGATTTTTTCCCATGTTGCATGTTTTTTTTGTCTACGAAATGTAAATTCTTTAGACATTTCAGCAAAATGACCGTAGTGCCAATTATAGTTTTCAATTGATGCCATAGTCCACGTAGTGCAAGGGTGGTGTTTATGAACTGCAGTATAATACAATTCATCACGCATATCTTTAAATTCATAGTAAGTTTGTATTGTCTTACCTGATCGAGATCTGCGTTTAGTGGGCGAACCATCGAGTAGCCGATGAGCCGTCGATAGCATTTGAGCGGATTCAACAATCATCTTTGGTATATGCCTATCACAAAGCATACGCGCAGCGATTACTGGATCTTCATCTAAAATAAATATGTTCATAGTATAATTATATCAAATTTTTTGTTGTTTGTAAACCCTTTATGCGGCTTTATCCGTATATTTTTCAATGTGTTCGTCAACATGGCGTTTCTTAGCTCTAATTTTTTCGACCAAATCTACTCTTCCTTCCTGTTTCATTTGTCGTGCGAAAGTTTCTAATTCTTTAGAATCATTTTGAAGTCTTGCTATTTGATCTTGGGTCATACATACTCTCCAAAGGTTAAAGGTTAACATTACTGAGAATCTTTTAATAAACCTGGAAAAGCCTCATCTATAAGTTTTCTATTGATTCCTTTAATGCTTTTTTTAGCAATCATTGATATTACTAAATCAGCATCTTTAGGGTGTATAGATTCTAAAAGCTCGATAAACAATCTTTCTCTTTTAGGTTTCATCATTTGATCTCCAGCTCCACCTTTTACAAAATACTTAAATTGTGTATTTTTTCTTTGTAAATCACTAGGCGTGCTTTGAGGAAGATTAGGTGTGAAAGGAGGCTTGCCCTCTGGAAGATTCCATACTACAGTTGAGTCATATGAACCTCTTAATACGTCTTTAAGTCCCCATGATTCGTTATCTTTTAGTACTTTTATTTTATCAGCTTTCGATTTGGCTTTTTGTGTTTCTTCAATTATTTCAAATATTAACTTATACATATCAATCCTTTATCATATAAATTCTTGTACACACTCGACTAAACGTTTACATCTTTTTCGAACAAGATAAGGAAAAACTTTTCCTTTATTTTTTCCAGGATCTTGATTCTCAAAACTATTTATAATTTGTTCTTTTATAGCATCAGGAGTTTCTGTTAAATCTATCATTTTTTTATTACGTAAATAATTTCTATAGATTGTGTCACCCATAACCTTTTGAAGATCTTCAGCTTCAAGCCAAGTATCAAGTTTCTTTTTAGTAACGGGTGTTTGTCTACGATCATCAACAAATACATTATCGTCTGATAATACATTGGGTACACCATCACCGCCATCGCCTTTAAATATATGAGTCATGGAATATAACCTTGGATTTTTATCCTTAACAAATTTCTTCAACATAGGAGAATACTGTTTAATATTATCGTACTTATGTAATTGAATGAAATCATGATCAGCTGATATTATCATAACAGGTTCATGCTTTCCAAACTCTTGAGTTTCTAAAGCAAGTTTAGCAATAACATCATCAGCTTCACAGTTAGGTTGATGCATGACTTTATATGGAAAGTTTTCTCTTATTTCATCTCTCACCATATTAATAATTCTAAAAGCTTCATTCCAATCAATTGATGATTCATCGCGGCTTTTTCGTCTTTTGTATTTGTATTGTGGAAATACATCACGTCGCCAGTTTGCTTGACCATCAGCAACTATCACGACTTCACCATATTCTTTTTGAAACTTCTGCCTATACATACGAATTGAATTCAATATCATATGTCTTATCAAATTTTCGTCTACATTCAATCTTTGAACGACAAGATTGCCTATAGCGACTGCATTATAATCAATTAAAATCATGGTATATTGTTAAACCTATCTCTGACCCACCAAATGGCATATACAATTGCTGCGCCAATAACTAAACCTAGAAAAAATTCCATAATAACTCCTTTCAATAATAGTATTATTATAACATAAATTTAATCAA